AGATCGCCTTGGAAGAGATGGTCGCGAACCTAACGGAAGGGCTGAAGGATGAACTGAGGGGAGTCCACAAATCACTGCCCAAACCTACCAAAACTGACAACGATCTGATGGCTTGCTACCTAATCGGAGATCATCACATTGGAATGTACGCATGGGGTGAAGAAGCGGGAGAGGATTGGGATGTTGACAAGTCTGAGAAAATTCTCGAGGACGCAGTTGATCGCTTGGTCGCATCGTCTCCGAACGCATCTATCGGCACGTTGATAAACCTCGGGGATTTCTTCCACATTCAAGACAGCACTAGCACCACCGCTGCGAGCAAACACCTGCTCGACAGTGACGGGAGATGGGGTCGAACCATTAGGGCGGGGACTCACCTGATTAAACGGATAGTCCTGAGAATGCTTCAGAAGCACAAGTACGTGCAGATTGTAAACGCGAGAGGCAATCACGATCCGGACGCTGCGCTGTTCCTCAACACGGCTATTCAAATGTACTTCGAGCATGACAAACGGGTCACGGTCTTGGATAATTTTAACAAGTTCGTATGGTTTACGTTTGGTCAGAATTTAATCGTCACCCACCATGGGGATAAGATCAACGCGAACAGACTTTATGAAGCGATAACCAGAAATCTTCGGAAGGAGTGGGGGGAGAGTCGTCGCACGTATTGTTGGCTAGGACATATCCACCATCAGCAAAGTAAAGAGATGGGCGGCATGGTGATGGAACATTGGAACATTCTGCCACCAACGGACGCTTGGCATAACGCCTCGGGGTATGGGGCCGACAGGTCAATGACGTGCGTTGTATTGCATAAGGATTTTGGAGAGATCACTAGGCTAAGAGTAACAGCGGAGGCTTTAGAATGAGCGCATTTGACGATCAAGTCGGGGGTAATCATTACAAGCTAATGATGATCCAGCCGACAGAGTATATCCTTGCGAATAACCTTGGGTTTTGTGAGGGAAATGTTATAAAATACATCTCGCGATGGCGATTAAAGGTCAAGGACGGAGAGGCAAGGCCCAACGTCGAGGATCTCCGAAAGGCCAAGCACTACATTGATATGCTCATCGAGCGAGAGGTGGGCGGCTATTTAAAATCTGAAGAAAGCGAAGCCCCCAAGATCGGGGGCCGTGTGGATTAAAGATCAAAGATCCGGCGAACCTCTATGCACTCGCCTTGGACCCTTGTACCGTCTGCCTGGGGGAATGACTCCCCACAGCCTAGCGCCCAATTTATGAGCGTGTAAGCCATGAGGAACGAGAAGCAAATCAGAACCAATGCGGCGGCGGCTATGTCGAGATACTTTTTCATGCTGCCTCCACGTAAGAGAGCCAAGTGACCAGATCATCAATCACGTCTTGGTCGGTCTCTTCGTCATATTGCCAAGCGTCTTGATTGTAGACCCACATTGTTTCCTGGGTTGACCTGTTGACCCATCCTTGCTTTAGGACAACTTCCCAAACGCCTCCCCCGTCATAAATTTCTTGGACTTTGTTTCTATGCTGTCTTGGTATGTGTGACAAGTGAATCATTGTCTTACTCCCTATGGGCGGCTTATGCCGCCTCCTCTGTTGATAGAAAAGAAAGGTCAGCATAGCTGTATTCGATAGACTCGAAAGCATCCCAATCAAAGTCAATAACCATCTCGCGAAACTTGTCTGCGTTGTGATCCTTGAGAGCTTGGGCGATGATGTAGGATTGCTTGCAGTGTAGAATGTCGCGGGGCCGGAAGGTGTCAAACGCTAGAGCTTGTCTGACTGCGTGAAGCACAAAATACTTTGCAACGGTTTGGTTGGTGTGCTGCCACTTGATAGCGTAAGGCACTGAGGCTCTGAACTGCTTTTGAACCTTCAACTCGTAATCGAGCATTGCTGCGCGGTGATCGGTGTGCGTCCAGTGAGTGAGGGGATAAAGCTTGTTGAAACCTTCTTCGATTAACTTCTTGATTTGTGCGTTGTTCATGGTGTTACTCCGTTAGTCTGTATGCTTATATTTTTTGAGTAATCGCCGAAGCGATGAGTGCATTAAATATGTCTAGCAAAAACTTGTCAATACCCTAGAGCAAAAAAAACGTAAAAAAGTTTGATACAATGCAAAAAGTTCAATAAAATCGGAGGGTTAGAGATGAAAAAAATTTTAAAAAAATTGAATCTCGAGGTGCTTTTAATGCCCATTTTCACGCCCCTGGCGGTCGGTGCGGCATTTTTGGGTGGGTTCATTTTCGGGGTAATCATCTAATGCCGGACATGAGGCACAAGCTAAACAAAGAGACAGCGGAAAGGCATTTCCCCAACTGGACCCATGGCGGGAAGGGTCAACATGCCAGGAAGGGAAACGCCCAAAGTCGGGCGGCATTCCGAGATAATTGGGACCGAATCTTTAAGGCGAAAGACAATGGCAGCAACCAGAGCCAATAAGATAAGACAAGAACGCCAAGAAGCATTGCGAGAGATGCTCTCTAAGAAATGCACCGTTCAGCATGTCATTGAAAACATTAGAAAAATGGAAGAGCAAGGGCCAGAGATGGAGGCCCAAGAATTAACCGCTCTCAAATATGCGACAGAAACCCGATTAAAGTTAATCAGCAAGTATTTACCAGATCTGAAATCACAAGAAATCACGGGGGAAGCTGGCGAAGCATTGCAAGTCACAGTAGCGGATTTCTCGAGTGCAAATAAACATTCCGAATAACTGGTCACCTAGACCACATCAAATAGACTTCTTCCGAGCGATGGATAACGGCGTCAAGCGTGCCTGTTTGGTGTGGCATCGTAGGGCGGGGAAGGATTCCACAAGCCTAAACTTCACCGCCAAAGAGATGTTCAAGCGCAAAGGGAACTATTGGCATCTCTTCCCCAAGCAAACCCAAGCAAGAAAGGCCATCTGGAATGGCATTAACTCCGATGGGCAGTCAATCTTAGATCAAGTCTTTCCTGAGCCCGTGAGAGCGCGTACATCAAGCCAGGAAATGATGATTGAGTTAAAGAACGGGTCAACCTGGCAGCTAGCCGGATCTGATAACTATGATTCATTGGTAGGGGCAAACCCTGTGGGCGTGGTCTTCAGTGAGTGGTCCCTATGTGATCCCAATGCGTGGGCATACATTCGCCCCATGCTGGCAGAAAACGGGGGATGGGCGGTGTTTATCTACACGCCTAGAGGCAAGAATCACGGCTATACGCTCTACAATATGGCAAAGAAGGCCGATGAATGGTTCTGCCAGAATCTCACGGTAAACGATACCAAACGGGCTGACGGCTCACCCGTCATCTCACCCGAGGCCATCGAGACCGAACGCGCAGAAGGGATGGAAGAGGCGTTAATCCAGCAAGAGTTTTTCGGATCCTTTGAGGCGCAGATACCTGGCGCATATTTCGCTGACCAACTGCAGCAAGCCAAGGACCAAAACAGGGTGGGACGCATACCCATCGAGCCATCGCTACAAGTACACACAGCATGGGATCTAGGCATCAGTGACTCAATGAGCATTTGGTTCTTCCAGGCCATGGGCAAAGAGATACGCTTGGTCGATTACTACGAGTCCAACGGTAAAGGGATGGAGCATTACATCCAATACCTAACCCAATGGGCTGACCGCAATGGCGTGATATTCGGCCAGCACCTAGCGCCCCATGACATCGAGGTCCGAGAGCTTACCAGCGGGCGATCACGCAAGGATGTCGCTAGAGACATGGGAATAACCTTTCGCACTGTTCAACGCCCACGCACCAAGATCGAAGGGATACAGGCAATCAGGCGCATGTTCCCGCGTTTCTGGATCGATGACGAAAGGGCAGAACAAGGCTACGCTTGCATAGCCTCATATCATCGAGAATGGGACGAAAAGCATCAAAGGTTCAGAGATCAACCCGTACACGATTGGGCATCACATGGCGCTGACGCACTTCAGACGCTCGCACTAGGCTGGCGCGACACCATGATGAGCGGAATGAGACCGCAAGCACACCGAGCGGAACTGGCGTTCAATATTTGGAGATAAGGGGAAAATATGAGCGATCCAAAATACCCAGTTATTGATGGAAAACTAAATCATATTGATGGTTATGTGCTGCCTGAGGATGAGCCAATCATGGTATTCAGAGGAAAAGATATAGGCTCTCTGTCTGCCATTTCAGAATACATTGAGATGCTTGAAGAACAGCCCCAGAATGCAACGATTGTTAGTCACCGCATAAGCTCATTGGAACGCCTCAAAGCGTTTTACACGTATCAAGTAGAGAATCCAGACCTTCAGAGTGTAGGATGCTCAAGGCGAGCGCATGAGGGGGGGGCAGCTTTTTTGCTTAGGGCTAAGAAAGTCTTAGAGAACAATGCTAGATGGTTGGAAGAGTTCAAAAACAAAGCGTGAATGATGAGTTTATTTATGTCGTGTTCACCAGGGACTCAGGGCATTGGTGGTCATGGATGCTGCACCCAACCATCCGGCACTGCTACGTGATGAAGGCGGATAACGGACGTTGGATCAATTATGCAAAGTCGGTGCAAACCATTGATTTGTTTACTATTGACCAAACAGAGCATAAAATCGGGACCAACATCATCAGAAAGGCGC